ATCAGACATCAGTCCGATTAGCAGGGCTTTTAAGTATGCATTGGATGGAATCACAAAGAAAAAATCCCCGGTGGCCGCCGGGGACTCTAAGCAAATTGATATGCAATTCTGAGGGAATTACTGGATCAATCCACAGGATTCATTATGACAAAATACAGCAAAAATACTCAACTTCGGCAGAGGTAACTTTGCCGAACAGGAGCGTAATGTGGCAGATCTCGATGATGGTTACGCCAGACTATCAAATATGCTGATTGAGGCTTATTCAGGCGCAGTTCTGACCAAGCGACAGTTTAAAGTGCTGCTTGCCATTCTGCGTAAAACCTATGGGTGGAATAAACCAATGGACAGAATCACCGATTCTCAACTTAGCGAGATTACAAAGTTACCTGTCAAACGGTGCAATGAAGCCAAGTTAGAACTCGTCAGAATGAATATTATCAAGCAGCAAGGCGGCATGTTTGGACCAAATAAAAACATCTCAGAATGGTGTATCCCTCAAAACGAGGGAAAATCCCCTAAAACGAGGGATAAAACATCCCTCAAATTGGGGGATTGCTATCCCTCAAATTGGGGGATTGCTATCCCTCAAAACAGGGGGACACAAAAGACACTATTACAAAAGAAAAAAGAAAAGATTATTCGTCCGAGAATTCTGGCGAATCCTCTGACCAGCCAGAAAACGATCTTTCTGTGGTGAAACCGGATGCTGCAATTCAGAGCGGCAGCAAGTGGGGAACAGCAGAAGACCTGACCGCCGCAGAGTGGATGTTTGACATGGTGAAGACCATCGCGCCATCAGCCAGAAAACCGAATTTTGCAGGGTGGGCTAACGATATCCGCCTGATGCGTGAACGTGACGGACGTAACCACCGCGACATGTGCGTGCTGTTCCGCTGGGCATGCCAGGACAACTTCTGGTCCGGTAACGTGCTGAGCCCGGCCAAACTCCGCGATAAGTGGACCCAACTCGAAATCAACCGTAACAAGCAACAGGCAGGCGTGACAGCCAGCAAACCAAAACTCGACCTGACAAACACAGACTGGATTTACGGGGTGGATCTATGAAAAACATCGCCGCACAGATGGTTAACTTTGACCGTGAGCAGATGCGTCGGATCGCCAACAACATGCCGGAACAGTACGACGAAAAGCCGCAGGTACAACAGGTAGCGCAGATCATCAACGGTGTGTTCAGCCAGTTACTGGCAACTTTCCCGGCGAGCCTGGCTAACCGTGACCAGAACGAAGTGAACGAAATCCGCCGCCAGTGGGTTCTGGCTTTCCGGGAAAACGGGATCACCTCGATGGAACAGGTTAACGCAGGAATGCGCGTAGCCCGTCGGCAGAATCGACCATTTCTTCCATCACCCGGGCAGTTTGTTGCATGGTGCCGGGAAGAAGCATCCGTTATCGCCGGACTGCCAAACGTCAGCGAGCTGGTTGATATGGTTTACGAGTATTGCCGGAAGCGAGGCCTGTATCCGGATGCAGAGTCTTATCCGTGGAAATCGAACGCGCACTACTGGCTGGTTACCAACCTGTACCAGAACATGCGGGCCAATGCGCTGACTGACGCGGAATTACGACGCAAGGCTGCCGATGAACTGACCTGTATGACAGCGCGAATTAACCGTGGTGAGGCGATACCTGAACCAGTAAAACAACTTCCTGTCATGGGCGGCAGACCTCTAAATCGTGTTCAGGCGCTGGCGAAGATCGCAGAAATTAAAGCTAAGTTCGGACTGAAAGGAGCAAGTGTATGACGGGCAAAGAGGCAATTATTCATTACCTGGGGACGCATAATAGCTTCTGTGCGCCGGACGTTGCCGCGCTAACAGGCGCAACAGTAACCAGCATAAATCAGGCCGCAGCTAAAATGGCACGGGCAGGTCTTCTGGTTATCGAAGGTAAGGTCTGGCGAACGGTGTATTACCGGTTTGCTACCAGGGAAGAACGGGAAGGAAAGGTGAGCACGAACCTGATTTTTAAGGAGTGTCGCCAGAGTGCAGCGATGAAACGGGTATTGGCGGTATATGGAGTTAAAAGATGACCATCTACATCACTGAGCTAATAACAGGCCTGCTGGTAATCGCAGGCCTTTTTATTTGGGGGAGAGGGAAGTGAACGATAGCTACCGACAGTTTGAAAACTGGTGGTCAAAAGACAAAAGCCAGTTCACGGGAGACGATGAATTAAAAGAGTTTGCCTGGGTGATATGGCAGGCATCGCGCTCTGCTATTGAACTGGATATCGACTGGCCCGAATCGAATGACGACTTTTGGAAAGATGGTGAAGAAGGTGCTTATGCGATGGGTTATGAGGATGGGCGTGACAAAACGGTAATTGCAGTAATGAAAGCCATCAGGGCCGCAGGAATCAAAGAAAAGAATTTCGATTAAGCAAATATCACTTCAATAAATCGCTTTTAAGGCATCACAATCGCTCTGTGGTGAGGTAAGCACGTGCAAGGTATGCCGATAAGCAGCGAGAATGAAAAATGCGTCAGAATGCGTTTGAGGAGGTTTTAAGAAATGAGTACGATAGCTGAGCTTGTCAGGGCTAATTTTCGTGAAGAGTTGGTGCGTTGGTATCGGTATCGTTCATCGTCCAGTTTGCCGCTTGATGAGTTGTATGAGCATTCACCTGCCGCACGACGCTATCCGCGTGACCGTGTTCTTCGACGGTTGTTCAAACTCAACAATGAGTTTCAGCGCAACAGAATTATCCGGAGTCTGGATTTTAAGTGAAGGAGTGAGCATGAGCGACCTATCATTAACCCAGCCAAAGCTAAAAGAATGTCCGTTTTGCGGCGGTAATGCTCGTCTGTGGGTTGAGGCCGGAATAAATATTGATGTGTGGGGCTATGCAGAATGTGACCTCTGTGAAGCCAGGGGGGCATGGGCACCATCAGTTGCTGCGGCGGCTGAAAAATGGAACCGGAGAGCAGGAGATGAAGCAAACCTTTCTGCTTCGCAACGAAGCAATCAGAAATAACGCCATAGACGCCATTCTCTCACTACCCATCGACGACAAGTCACCCCACGAAGTCCACGTTAAAGAACCCAGGCGCAGCAAAGCGCAGAATGACCGTATGTGGCCGATGCTGAACGATGTTTCGCGTCAGGTGCTATGGCATGGTCAACGGCTGGCGCCGGAAGACTGGAAAGACCTGTTCACTGCCCTGTGGCTTAAGACCAAAAAACTGGAGCAACGAAGTGTGCCTGGTATCGACGGTGGCGTTGTCATGCTTGGCGTGCGTACCAGCAAAATGCGGAAGGCCAGCATGACTGAGCTTATCGAAATCATGTTCTGGTTCGGCTCAGAGCGCAACGTGCGGTGGAGTGATGACTCCCGGCGAGAGTATGAATGGTCACAACGAAAAGGTAGGGCTGCATGACTATCAAATCAAATACGCCAGCACACGACAAGGACTGCTGGCAAACGCCGCTTTGGCTTTTTGATGCACTGGATATTGAGTTTGGATTCTGGCTGGATTCAGCTGCGAGCGACAAAAACGCTCTGTGTGCTCACTGGCTAACTGAGGCTGACGACGCGCTAAATTCTGAGTGGATAAGCCACGGTGCAATCTGGAATAACCCACCGTACAGCAATATCAGGCCGTGGGTGGAAAAAGCCGCTGAGCAGTGCATACAACAGCGACAGACGGTAGTGATGCTTGTGCCAGAGGATATGTCTGTCGGATGGTTCAGCAAGGCTCTGGAGAGTGTTGACGAAGTTCGCATCATCACTGATGGACGGATTAATTTTATCGAACCATCGACAGGGCTGGAGAAGAAGGGAAACAGCAAAGGCTCAATGTTGCTGATTTGGCGACCGTTCATCAGTCCTCGACGGATGTTTACTACCGTATCCAAAGCGGCATTGATGGCGATCGGGCTGGGCGTCAGGAGGGCTGCATGAGGCGACAGCGACGAAGTATCACCGACATCATCTGCGAAAACTGCAAATACCTTCCAACGAAACGCTCCAGAAATAAACGCAAGCCAATCCCAAAAGAATCTGACGTAAAAACCTTCAATTACACGGCTCACCTGTGGGATATCCGGTGGCTAAGACATCGTGCGAGGAAATGACAATGCTTTTAATTCAACCTGGATTTGGACTTAGCATCAAAAAAGGCCACATGTTTGGCGAGAAAGAGTCACAACGAAAAATGGTGTCTATCCGGTTGCCATTTATCAGTATTTATTGGCTAAACAGGGAGGCAACAAATTATTGGTATACATGCGCCAGAGCAGCATTTAACGACCCTGACTGGTTTGTGAAAAACCACCACGCAGTTCGTCAGGCAAAGAGAAAGGCCAATATGACATACATGAAGGCGTATCAAAAAGCATGGAAAGAACACCGCGATCGATACCAACAAGACATGGAAAAGCTTGAATCAGAAAACATGGAATTAAGACGAAAGCTCGGTGAAGCAAAACGAGACATTGATGCTTACAAGCGACTTTTTAATGGTGAAAGCCATGCTTAGCCCATCCCAATCCCTTCAATACCAGAAAGAAAGCGTCGAGCGGGCTTTAACGTGCGCTAACTGCGGTCAGAAGCTGCATGTGCTGGAAGTTCACGTGTGTGAGCACTGCTGTGCAGAACTGATGAGCGATCCGAATAGCTCAATGTACGAGGAAGAAGACGATGGCTAAACCAGCGCGAAGGAAATGCAAAATATGCAAGGAATGGTTTCACCCGGCATTCTCAAATCAGTGGTGGTGCTGCCCGGAACACGGAACTCAGTTAGCACTCAAACTACAAAGTAAACAGCGAAAAAAAGCGGAAAAAGCAGCAGAGAAGAAACGACGACGAGAGGAGCAGAAACAGAAAGATAAACTGAAGATTCGAAAACTCGCCTTAAAGCCCCGCAGTTACTGGATTAAACAAGCCCAACAAGCCGTAAACGCCTTCATCAGAGAAAGAGACCGCGACTTACCATGTATCTCGTGCGGAACGCTCATGTCTGCTCAGTGGGATGCCGGACATTACCGGACAACTGCTGCGGCACCTCAACTCCGATTTGATGAACGCAATATTCACAAGCAATGCGTGGTGTGCAACCAGCATAAAAGCGGAAATCTCGTTCCCTATCGCGTCGAACTGATTAACCGCATCGGGCAGGAAGCAGTAGACGAAATCGAATCGAACCATAACCGCCATCGCTGGACTGTCGAAGAATGCAGGGCGATCAAGGCGAAGTATCAGCAGAAACTTAAAGACCTGCGAAACAGCAGAAGTGAGGCCGCATGACGTTCACAGTAAAAACCATTCCAGACATGCTCGTTGAGGCATATGAAAATCAGACCGAGGTAGCCAGAATACTGAACTGTAGTCGCAACACGGTCAGAAAATACACTGGCGATAAAGAAGGGAAAAGACACGCTATCGTCAACGGTGTTCTTATGGTTCATCGCGGATGGGGTAAAGATACTGATGCGTGATATCCGGCAGGTTCTTGAGTGCTGGGGGGCATGGGCGGCAAATAACCATGAGGATGTGACCTGGTCACCCATTGCCGCCGGATTTAAGGGACTGATCCCCGAAAAAGTAAAATCACGCCCGCAGTGCTGTGACGATGATGCGATGGTGATATGCGGGTGTATAGCCCGCCTTTACCGGAACAATCGCGATCTGCATGACTTGCTGGTTGATTATTACGTGTTGGGGGAGACGTTCATGGCGTTGGCACGGAAACATGGGTGCTCTGACACCTGTATAGGTAAACGCCTTCACAAAGCGGAGGGGGTTGTTGAAGGCATGCTGATGATGCTGGGAGTGAGGCTTGAGATGGATCGGTATGTTGAGCGTGAATTGCCGGGAGGGAGAACCTCTGTATTTTATCAGCGAAAAAATAGTTTACGATCGTAAAAATCTGCATATCATGATAAGAGTGGTTACATTGCCACGCAGTCGAACCCGCCGATGCGCGGGTTTTTTTGTACCCCGAATCCTGTGAGCTATACGGAAAGTACACAGAAAGGAAGGTGCGACCGTAATTAATAACAAAATCTTAAAAATCGCATATAGCACTATTAGTTTTCTAAATATTGTATATTTTAAGTATTGCAGGATAACCCTGTAACGAAGTTTGCGTAACAGCATTTTGCTCTACGAGTTTGCCAGCCTCCCCCAGTGGCTGGCTTTTTTATGTCCGTAGCGTCAAAGCAGCAATGGCGCTAGGGCGTCGTGCAATTGGCGTTGAGCTGGAGAGCGGGCGTTTTGAGCAGACGGTCAGGGAAGTTCAGAATGTAGTCAGTCAGAACGGATGATATTGCAGGATTAGTTACGTACCGTTATTATCCTGCGCCCGGCCCTTTAGCTCAGTGGTGAGAGCGAGCGACTCATAATCGCCAGGTCGCTGGTTCAAATCCAGCAAGGGCCACCATATCACATACCGCCATTAGCTCATCGGGACAGAGCGCCAGCCTTCGAAGCTGGCTGCGCGGGGTTCGAGTCCTCGATGGCGGTCCATTATCTGCATTATGCGTTGTTAGCTCAGCCGGACAGAGCAATTGCCTTCTGAGCAATCGGTCACTGGTTCGAATCCAGTACAACGCGCCATATTTATTTACCAGGCTCGCTTTTGCGGGCCTTTTTTATATCTGCGCCGGGTCTGGTGCTGATTACTTCAGCCAAAAGGAACACCTGTATATGAAGTGTATATTATTTAAATGGGTACTGTGCCTGTTACTGGGTTTTTCTTCGGTATCCTATTCCCGGGAGTTTACGATAGACTTTTCGACCCAACAAAGTTATGTCTCTTCGTTAAATAGTATACGGACAGAGATATCGACCCCTCTTGAACATATATCTCAGGGGACCACATCGGTGTCTGTTATTAACCACACCCCACCGGGCAGTTATTTTGCTGTGGATATACGAGGGCTTGATGTCTATCAGGCGCGTTTTGACCATCTTCGTCTGATTATTGAGCAAAATAATTTATATGTGGCCGGGTTCGTTAATACGGCAACAAATACTTTCTACCGTTTTTCAGATTTTACACATATATCAGTGCCCGGTGTGACAACGGTTTCCATGACAACGGACAGCAGTTATACCACTCTGCAACGTGTCGCAGCGCTGGAACGTTCCGGAATGCAAATCAGTCGTCACTCACTGGTTTCATCATATCTGGCGTTAATGGAGTTCAGTGGTAATACAATGACCAGAGATGCATCCAGAGCAGTTCTGCGTTTTGTCACTGTCACAGCAGAAGCCTTACGCTTCAGGCAGATACAGAGAGAATTTCGTCAGGCACTGTCTGAAACTGCTCCTGTGTATACGATGACGCCGGGAGACGTGGACCTCACTCTGAACTGGGGGCGAATCAGCAATGTGCTTCCGGAGTATCGGGGAGAGGATGGTGTCAGAGTGGGGAGAATATCCTTTAATAATATATCAGCGATACTGGGGACTGTGGCCGTTATACTGAATTGCCATCATCAGGGGGCGCGTTCTGTTCGCGCCGTGAATGAAGAGAGTCAACCAGAATGTCAGATAACTGGCGACAGGCCTGTTATAAAAATAAACAATACATTATGGGAAAGTAATACAGCTGCAGCGTTTCTGAACAGAAAGTCACAGTTTTTATATACAACGGGTAAATAAAGGAGTTAAGCATGAAGAAGATGTTTATGGCGGTTTTATTTGCATTAGCTTCTGTTAATGCAATGGCGGCGGATTGTGCTAAAGGTAAAATTGAGTTTTCCAAGTATAATGAGGATGACACATTTACAGTGAAGGTTGACGGGAAAGAATACTGGACCAGTCGCTGGAATCTGCAACCGTTACTGCAAAGTGCTCAGTTGACAGGAATGACTGTCACAATCAAATCCAGTACCTGTGAATCAGGCTCCGGATTTGCTGAAGTGCAGTTTAATAATGACTGAGGCATAACCTGATTCGTGGTATGTGGGTAACAAGTGTAATCTGTGTCACAATTCAGTCAGTTGACAGTTGCCTGTCAGACTGAGCATTTGTTAAAAAAATTTCGCATGGTGAATCCCCCTGTGTGGAGGGGCGACTGGTGAAAAATCCTTGCTTGTGATTCATTATCGACACGGGTTCGGTGGTACCAGGCCGAACTCACCGGGAGGCACCCGGCACCATGCAGTATACAGAGATTAGGCATATACCAAGGCCTCTCATAGCAGGGGCCTTTTTACATGTAAAAAAGCCCGAGTGGGTTCGGGCAATTGCATGAGATACTCGTTTTAATAATCGAAATCATTTTAACCAGGATTCATAAGGCTGCGCAACTGCGCGGCCTTTTTCGTATTTCGGGCTGTAGTCTTCCTTCTGCCATTGTCCTGTAACTTCCGGACTTCAGCCCGCTCCTTATTTTACTCACAATATTATCCCGGCCGGGAGGATTCATGGCATTTAAACACTATGATGTTGTCAGGGCGGCGTCGCCGTCAGACCTTGCGAAACGAATAACTCAAAAACTGAAGGAAGGGTGGCAGCCTTATGGTAGTGCGCTGATTTCGACAGCTGGTTATGGTGCGGAGTTCATCCAGCCAGTTGTGAGTGAGGGGAGCATCTCATCACCAGAGGAGCCAGGCAACCGTCCGACGACCTCAGCGCCTTCTGTTGCGCCAGAATATTACTATGTGATCGCGCTTGCTGGTCAGTCCAATGGTATGTCATACGGTGAGGGACTGCCATTGCCGGATACATTCGACAGCCCTGATCCACGTATTAAACAGTTAGCGCGTCGCAGTACGGTGACACCGGGCGGTGCAGTATGCAAATATAACGACATCATTCCGGCGGACCATTGTCTGCATGATGTGCAGGACATGAGCCGTCTTAACCATCCGAAAGCGGACCTGTCAAAGGGGCAGTACGGAACCGTGGGGCAGGGGCTGCATATCGCCAAAAAACTGCTGCCGTTTATACCGGCGAATGCGGGCATTCTGCTGGTTCCGTGCTGTCGTGGTGGTTCAGCGTTCACCACCGGAGCCGATGGCACATACAGTGACGCGAGTGGTGCCTCGGAGAATTCAACCCGCTGGGGTGTGGACAAGCCGCTGTATAAGGACCTTATCGGTCGAACAAAAGCAGCACTGAAGAAGAATCCGAAAAATGTGCTGTTTGCCGTGGTGTGGATGCAGGGGGAATTTGATTTTGGCGGTACGCCGGTAAATCACGCCGCACAGTTTGGTGCGCTGGTTGATAAATTCCGTGCAGACCTGGCGGATATGGCAGGCCAGTGCGTCGGTGGCTCTGCTGGCGGTGTTCCCTGGATATGCGGGGACACGACGTATTTCTGGAAGCAGAAGAACGAATCCACGTACCAGACGGTGTATGGCAGCTATAAAAACAAAACGGAAAAGAATATCCATTTCGTACCGTTCATGACGGATGAGAACGGGGTGAATGTGCCGACGAACAAACCGGAAGAAGACCCGGACATTCCGGGTATCGGATATTACGGTTCGAAATGGCGTGACAGCTCAGCCACCTGGACGTCACAGGACAGGGCGAGCCATTTCAGTTCATGGGCTCGCCGCGGGATTATTTCCGACCGTCTGGCAACGGCGATTTTGCGCCATGCGGGAAGAGTGGCGCTAAACGCGGGGGCATCATCGACAGTATCAGAGGTGCGCCCGTCATCGCCTTCCGGTGCAGAAGCCACAGGCGTCACAACACTGCTCTCTTACCTTGCCAGCGAGTCAGAGGGAAGCCTGAAAGTACAGGGATGGTCAGCCAGTGGCGGCAGGGCAGAAGTGGTCAGCGATGCGGAGGGAACCGGAGGTAAGGCAGTGAAGCTGACCAAGGAAGCCGGTAAAAGCAGCTGGGTGCTGGAGTACGCCGCGGGCAACGGTGCGGCTCTGTTACAGAAAGGGGGGCAGATTCGCTGCCGCTTTAAGGTTTCGGGAGCGCTGGCTGCGAACCAGTATGTTATGGCGTTTTACTGGCCGGTATCTTCACTGCCACAGGGCGTTGCCCTGACCGGAGACGGGGGGAATAACCTGCTGGCAGCGTTCTACATCCAGACAGATGCAAAAGACCTGAATGTGATGTACCACAATGCGAAAGTGGCGACAAACAACCTGAAACTGGGAACCTTTGGCGCATTTGATAACGAATGGCATACGCTGGCTTTCCGCTTTGCCGGGAATAACAGCCTGCAGGTGACGCCGGTTATTGATGGTCAGGATGGCACACCGTTCACGCTGACGCAGTCACCGGTCAGTGCCTTTGCGGCGGATAAACTGCATGTGACAGACATTACCAGAGGTGCGACTTACCCGGTACTGATAGACAGCATTGCGGTGGAAGTGAACAGCACAGACACTGCGGCATGATAAAAAAACCGCCAGCGACAGGAATGGACGCTGGCGGTGGTGATACCTATGGAGAAAAAATAAAGGAACGATACTTTCGTACTCTGGTTTTTAATGAAAACAGTTCTTATTGTCAACAATAACGGAAAGAAATTATGACATTTCTGAACCAGTTAATGCTGTACTTCTGTACGGTGGTCTGTGTGCTGTATCTCCTTTCGGGTGGGTACAGGGCCATGCGTGACTTCTGGCGCAGACAGATTGACAAAAGGGCCGCTGAGAAAATCAGCGCCAGTCAGTCAGCCGGAAGCAAACCCGAAGAGCCGCTCATTTAGCGGCAACTTTCTTAATCACACCTTTCGACGAGAAAATCCCATGTCAGAAATTACATCCCTGGTCACTGCAGAGGCAGTGAAGGACGTCCTGCGCTCTGAAGAAGTCCGGAGCGCACTGAAACAGAAACTTCGCCATAACCTGGAAGCGCGTCTTGATGCAGAAGTGGATGCCATTCTGGATGAACTGCTTGGTGTACAGGCAGAGCCACCGACTGAAGCGGGAGATACCACCGCAGAGAGCGGTGAAGTTCAGCCTGAATCACCGGTCGCCGATGCGACTGAACCTCAACCCGAATCGGTCATGATGCTGTAACGGGGAGTCAGGGCCATCAGTAAACAGCTGCTGGCCTTTTTCATGTTGTGAGCTTCCGGATTGCGGGAGACGGGGTATGTACCAGATGGAAAAAATCACAACAGGTGTGTCATACACCACGTCAGCGGTGGGAACGGGCTACTGGTTCCTGCAGTTGCTGGACAGGGTTTCCCCGTCTCAGTGGGCGGCAATAGGCGTGCTGGGGAGTCTGCTGTTTGGGCTGCTGACATATCTGACGAACCTGTATTTCAAGATTAAAGAAGACCGGCGTAAGGCGGCACGGGGAGAGTAAGCTGATGAGCAGGAAACTCCGCTATGGTTTATCGGCTGCCGTTCTGGCGCTGATTGCCGCAGGTGCTTCTGCGCCTGAAATCCTCGACCAGTTTCTGGATGAAAAGGAAGGTAACCACACCACAGCATACCGTGATGGTGCGGGTATCTGGACCATCTGCCGTGGAGCCACCCGGGTGGATGGTAAGCCTGTTATTCCTGGCATGAAGCTGTCGAAGGAAAAATGCGACCGGGTTAACGCCATTGAGCGTGATAAGGCGCTGGCATGGGTGGAGAAAAACATCAAAGTGCCGCTGACCGAACCCCAGAAAGCGGGGATCGCGTCATTCTGTCCGTACAACATTGGTCCCGGTAAGTGTTTCCCGTCGACGTTTTACAGACGAATTAATGCAGGAGATCGAAAAGGTGCCTGCGAAGCTATTCGCTGGTGGATTAAGGACGGTGGCAGAGACTGCCGTATTCGTTCAAACAACTGTTACGGTCAGGTATCCCGTCGTGACCAGGAGAGCGCGCTGGCGTGCTGGGGAATCGACAGATAAGAAGAATATTTTGCTGAAAAATGAGGTTTGCTTACATGGACGGATAACACGAAATCCTGCAAATTGGCAAAATGTAAGTGAATAAAGTCAAAACAGTTGTTTAACACTCAGGCACCGTAATGATGCCTTTGTCATTTCTGCGCATCTCACGCGCATCTCACAACACAGAACCTTTCAGGATGACCCTTGAGGATACCGGTTTGGCTGCCGGTGCCTTTCTGTGGGCTGGATTCCTGTGAGACAAGGTTCATCACTAAAAGGAAATAACCGATGAATATGATGGCCGTGCCGTTTCACGGCAACTCTCTTTATGTAGTTAACCATAATGGCGAACCATACGTTCCCATGAAACCTGTCGTTGCGGGGATGGGGCTGGCCTGGCAATCACAGTTGGCTAAGTTAAGACAGCGTTTTGCGTCAACTATAACGGAAATCGTTATGGTTGCTGAGGATGGGAAACAACGCAATATGGTGTCCATGCCACTTCGAAAACTTGCCGGCTGGCTACAAACCATTAATCCCAACAAAGTAAAACCCGAAATCCGCGATAAGGTCATCCGGTATCAGGAAGAGTGCGACGATGTTCTTTACGAGTACTGGACGAAGGGTTTTGTCGTTAATCCCCGTAAAATGAGCGTGATGGAAGAACTCAACCAGGCTTGTGCTGACATGAAACGGGATAAAAACATTGCCAGTGTGTTTGCTACCGGGCTGAATGAGTGGAAACAGGTTAAAGACCGCGCATGTATCAAAAATCCGTACGCTGGTAAATGAAGCGAATATGCTGATTGATTTTGTCCTGGCTGATACAGGCAAAGGGAAAATAACAAAGGCGGATTGATGGGGTGGCTAATGATATCAGATAAACTCATAACGCTGGTGAAGAGCCTCTGTGTACTTGTCGGCATTTCATTTTTAGTCATGCTGGTTGCCATTTTCTTTTCCACCGCCTGGCGAGTCCTGACGTTATCGGGACTGGTGGGGTGAAAGAGAGATGAACCGTGTTCTGTGTGTGGTGATTATTGTCCTGGCGGTTGGCTATGGTGCGCTGTGGCTGGCAACAAACCATTACCGTGACAACGCGCTCACCTACAAAGCGCAGCGCGATAAAAAAGCCAGAGAGCTGGAACAGGCGAATGCCACCATTACTGACATGCAGGTGCGCCAGCGTGATGTTGCTGCGCTCGATGCAAAATACTCGAGGGAGTTAGCCGATGCGAGAGCTGAAAATGAAACTCTGCGTGCTGATGTTGCCGCTGGTCGTAAGCGCCTGCGGATCAACGCCACCTGCTCCGGTACCGTGCGTGAAGCCACCGGCACC